GCTAGCTCAGCTGGTAGAGCACAACACTTTTAATGTTGGGGTCCTGGGTTCGAGCCCCAGGCGGATCACTGAAGGGTCATCATTCGATGGCCCTTTTTCGTGTCCGTAACTGTCACTGCGCCAGCGTTTAGCAATTTGGTAACACTTTGATTTGGAACGATTTAGCACTCCTGCCATTTTCAGCCCGTAGCCTGTTATAGCATTTGTTAGTTTCGATTTAGCACGTTATCTTTGGTACAAATTTCGTGGATGTACCACAAAAATGTACCACAAATGTACCGGCATTTCCCTCCAATCTCAGACATCTGTATCACCGCCGGCTCAAAGATGGGTCTCGGAGGCCGTTTATTGGGTCAAATCGTTGGTTTCTACTATTTTGTGCTAAATCATTCCAAAAGATTCAGGGGTGACAACACAGCACTCTTAGATGGCGTTAAAATGGTGTGTGGTACACCTGTGGTACATTTTCCAAGCCGTGTGGTACACGCTTTTCCGTGTACCACAACCCCACCGAAAACAATGTATCACCCTTAATACCATCAGATTATGGCAGGAATACCCCAGATCAAAGTGATTTTCGACCGCCGCAAGAAAGCGTCGGCCGTCAACCCCGGCACCGTGGAGATAGAGGTGTCGTACAACCGCGAGCGCGTCCGGCTCTCCACCGGTGTCGCAGTGCTGAAACAGCAGTGGAACGGCAGGGAGGTTGTCAACCACCCCGAGGCCGACAGGCTAAACGAGCAGATCCGACGCGTCTATGACGGTCTGCACGAGAAAATGGCGACCATCGCCTCAAAGAAGGGGGAGTATGACCTCTCGCTTCTCAAAAAGGTGAAGAAAACAAAGGTGCAGGGCTCGTCGGGCAGCTTCCTCGACTGGCTGGAGGAGCGCATCTACATGAGGCCGGTGACCGAATCAACACGCCGCCAACACCTCGTCATGCTCAAATGCCTTCGCGAGTTCGGCCTTATCCGGTTCTTCTGCGACCTCACGCCGAAGAACATCCGACTGTGGGACGATTTCATACGCAAGCGCGTCACGGCCCAGTCATCGGTACACGGCTACCACAAGCGGCTGAAGCCCTATATAATAGAGGCCATCCAGTTCGAGAAGCTGGAGGCCAATCCCTACGACGGCATGAGAATCTCGCGCGGCAAATCGGAGGGGATAAAGTTCCTAACCGAGGAGGAGCGCGACCGGGTGGAGGCCCTGGAGCTGTACGGCATGACAGAGAAGGTGCGCGATATGTTCATCTTTTCCTGCTACACGGGTCTTGCCTACTCCGACCTCGTGAAGATCAAGAAATCGGACGTGTTCATGCAGGGCGACGACTACTGCATACGCGACAAACGCCTGAAAACCGGTATGCCATATACCATAGTGCTGCTCCCCAAGGCCATAGCCATACTGCGCAAGTATGACTACAACCTCAACCTTATGAGCAACCAGAAATGCAACGACCAGCTCAAGCTGATTGCGAGCATGGCGAATCTGCACATCAACCTGACAATGCACGTCGGCCGGCACACTTTCGCGACCTGGGCCTTGACAAAAGGCGTCGGTATCGAGACCGTGAGCAAGATGCTCGCCCACTCCAACGTGACAATGACGGAGAAATACGCCCAGGTTCTCCAGACAAGCGTAATCCAGGGCTTCAACCTACTCAAATAAGCCGCTTATCCATCCATTCCTGTCAAACCCACGGCCGGAGTAATAAACAGACCCTTTTTGCACCACCTTCTCCACCACCTTTGGTGACACATCTTCGGACACCTTTGGGGACACTTTTGGGGACATATATTATATAAATATAGATAATAATATTCTCTCTCCCTTAACACGCGCGCGAAAAATTTTTTATTACTAAATCCGCCTAAACGGCTGATGGCTATTGTAGTGATGGCGAAAATTGACTAACTTTGCATTAAAATGACGAAACAAGAACTTGTAGCGAGGCTACGCGACATAGAATGGGAAGATTTCGAGGTCAAGGCCGCGAAGTCCGAACTGCCGAAGAATATATGGGAGACCGTCAGCGCGTTTTCCAATACCTCCGGCGGTTGGATTGTGCTTGGCGTGAAGCAGTCCGGAAAGACCTTCGAGATTCAAGGCGTGGATAACAGTGAGAAACTCGAACAAGACTTTCTTGGCACACTGCGTTCCGGCAAATTCAACACCACGATTTTCGCAATCTCCAAGCAATATACGATTGATGGCTGCAAACTGCTCGCTTTCTACGTTCCCGAAGTGGAAATGAAGCCTGTATATTTCGGCAACCCCACCAATACGTTTATCCGTATGGGTAGCGGAGACCAAAGGGCGACTGAAGGGGAAATACGCGCTATGTTCCGCAATCAGTCATTCGGAAAGAAAACTGAGGAGACAATTCCTGATTCAGGAATTGAGATGCTCAACCTCGACACCCTGCACAACTATCGGTTCGCACTTGGAGAGACAAGCAACCTTGTGGATTTGCACGATGTCAGCGATGCCGAATTCTGCGAACAGGTCAACATCACGAACAAAGGCTTGCTAACATACGCCGGTCTCCTTATGTTCGGAAAGGCCCCGTTTGTATTGCGCTACGTTCCCACCTTTTGCGTTGACTATATTGAAATTCCGGCACCGACAATCCAACAGGCGGAAGTAAGATACACTTACCGCATCCCGGAACAGCAGAACATCTGGGAGGCTGTGCAGATTATTCTCCGCCGTTTTCGTACACTTGTCGATGCTCCTATCCACATCAAAAATGACGGTTTCGCCACAACAGACGAAAGCCAATACAAGGTTCTTCGCGAGGCATTGGCAAACATGGTGATGCACTGCGACCACTTCGATTCACTGCGCTCATGTGTGCGGGTATATACCGACCATATCGAGTTCATGAACGGGGGAGCCTTTCCTCTGCCCGTCAGCGATATTCTCGGAAAGATATACTCCAAGCTACGCAATCCGACCATAGCCAAGCTCTTCCGATATGTCGGCATCGCCGAAAATGCCGGATACGGCATGAACAAACTCACAAGTTGGGAGACCTTGACCGGCACCAAACCAACCATAGAAAGCGACCGCACAATCGCCACGGTCACCTTACCTCTCAAATCTGCGCTCCAAAGGATAACGGACACCGACAATATCGATGTCGCTAAAAATGTCGCTAAAAATGTCGCTAAAAATGTCGCTAAAAAACTAACCGACCGGCAGCAGCAAATTATAGCACTCATTAGCGAGAATCCCCAAACCACAAGAGCTGAGATTGCTGCGGCTATTGGAGTTGCAACCAAAACAATTGAGCGCGAACTCGCTTCACTTTCTGAGATTGTACGTTATGTAGGCTCCAAGAAAGGTGGTCATTGGGAGATAATTAATTATGAAAACTAATCAATTCTAATGGAAACAATAATTATTATTTCGATAATCTGTCTCACCATAATAATTTTGGCTGGCTGTTTACTGTCTTATTTTCGGATAATATCTAAACAACAACCCAGTGTGGTATCTTATATATTTTGGGGCAGCGTAATTCTCAGTATTTCAATTGCAATATATTCGCATTACTTTTATGATAATGAAAAGGTTTTAGATTTCTTTTCCCTTGCATCTGCCATAATATCAATAATTTTAGCAATAATCACAATCGTCTACTCCTTTTATACAAATAGTAGGTCAAATGGTCAAATTGAGATTCTCAATCAATCCGCTCGTGATGTTCAAAATGCAAGTCAATCATATAAAGAAAGTGCAGATAGCTTGGAGGCTAATATTGCTAAAATTATTAATGCTATTAACCGTGTGGAAGCTAAAACAGATAGAATTTTAATACATTCATTATCCGAAGGGTCAAATACAACCAACGAAATAAATCCTCAAGCAAGTCATAGTGAATTTGATATAAGAAAGTACATCAAAACATTTATAGAAATTTCTTCTCCATTAGGAATACTTGCAATGTATGCATGCATTTTATCACATGAAAAGTCTATGCCATTTCATATTTCGTTGTTATCAGATTCATATAATACAATGTATTGTGCTGGCTTTCTAGTGGCCACAGCTGCGACAGGCATAGTGAATTCTACAATTGATTTTAACACTGGAATGATAAATGTTGTCGAGTACGTTGATATAGCTAAAGAAGACATAGAAAAATGGCTGGAATCTCATACTCTGCAATCGCCATTGCAAGATATTAGAACCAAGATTGACAGTTATTTTTCACAACAAAAATGAATATATCATTAGGATATGAGGATATACTTTTTAGGAAGAAATAACGATGATAAGGGAACTCAATTAGAAATCCTAACAAAACGTATATTAATGCAGCATGGACTCACAAATGTAATGCGTGACGAAGTGGGGCCTGGGGCTAATGAAATTGACGTAACTGCAGAAATAATCCATAATGTAGGATTAAGTGAAATTAAAATTCCTGTAATATGCGAATGCAAGGCGTATGATACTGCTGTTACAATGCCTCAGTGGCTAAAGTTTTTGGGTAAATTATATGTAGAACAGAAGATTAATAGTAATACTTATGGATATTTTATAGCTTTGACAGATGTAAATGGTAATGTCTGGGGACATTATAAACATTTGAAAGAAGCATTGCGAGATACTTCAGTCCACTTAATTGGCAAGGATGCATTGATTGAATTGCTAACAAAAGACTACAAACTTAATAACCAACATGATGTAGAGAAGTATGCCCAACAGTTTACAAATAAAAAAATAGTGGATTCTGCTATTATCTATTATGATAATAATGTATATTGGATTATAGAATTTGTAGATCATGATTATACGCTAATGACGGCCGATCTTCAATTTATAACTGAAGACAAATATTGTGAGATGGAGGATCTATTAAAAAAGCTCCCATTTCATGGATATATTGATATAAAAAGCGAACATGACTCTCTTGTCAGAAAAATAACATTAGAAGGAATTGTATTTTGTTCCGTAATATTAGGGAAGAATTCAATAGATGAAATATCTGAAATGACATATCAGGTGTGCAAATCAAAATACACATATACAACTGAAGAAATAATAGACACATTAAGGAATAATCCATTTGTAACTATATCAGATTCAATTACAATTAATACAGTCTATGTTTCTAATAACATGGTTGACTTCTACAGGATGCTTTTAGAACGTCCATTATTGCCATCTGTAATCAGTTCTGAAATATATCAACAAAATATAACAGAAATATTACTGAATAATATTTGTGAAATTCAGGGAGGAATAAAGTTAACAGTTGAGGAGAAACAAAATTGTCTAAAAATATTAAAACTATCAGCTCAAGCACTTTTAATTTCATTGACTCCTGATAGTTTTATCAACAATGCGATGTCTTCTCCGTATAGATTAAACGAAATCAATAAAGTAGCTGTAGAAAAATATTTGGGTAATCTTATGGAGGCGCTTGAAAATGATTTCTCCAAACAAGAATATTGGGATGAATTTCATAAAAAATTTGATATTGAAACATACTCCTTCTCAAAAAAGCTAGTGATTAATGCAGGCAAGGATAATGAACTAATTATTCAAGATGCTCCAATGGTAAGATTCGTTCAATGTGATATTTCTGGTGAAAAGCAGACTATTCCAATAATTGAGTTTTCTAATAGTCAATTAAAAGAAAACAAATAAAATTCAGAAGATAATACAACCTATAATAGATAAGTTGCAATTGGTTGATTGTTTTAAGACAGGATGTTGGCATGGAGATTATTGTTCTTGTTTGAGCTTGATGTAAATATTTTATCTATGTAAATACATAAATACTTGTAATATAAGACTTATTTATTACCTTTTGCTCGATTGTGGGTTTTACAAAGCATTTGGCAGTTATCTATGGTTGTCGTACCGCCTCTGCTCCATGCGGTGACATGATCGGCATCCATCTCTTTTAGTTTATATATGCGAGTGTGGTTGCTGTCATTCCCAAGAGCGCATAACGGACAGTTTGAGACACCGTTTGCTATTGCCTCTTCTGTCTGTCTATTATAGACAATCTTCTTTGTAGATTCTTCAAATATGCGGATTTCGAGGAGAATAGGTTTTTCCTCTCCACCTAAGACATATTCATATATGTTTGCCCGTTTGCGGATCGATTCATCCTTCAATAACTCATTAACACGAGCATTTAGGGTTGCACGATCGTGATGTGCATTATGGTATTCTTCATACAATCGACCCCACTCCAAGCCGGCCATGTTCTCCGTCGTTTCAAATAATCCTGCTACCCAGTCGATAACGGAATTGAAATAATCTTCCAATTCTTCAATTGAAGTATCAAAACGATGTGCGCTCATATAAGCGTCAATAGTCATCCCTTTGGAACGACTTATCCAGTCAAGGGCACATTCAAGATATTTCTGACGTTTGACATCACCGCTGACATAGTGACTCCATTTTTGTATGGCCGAATTTTGAGAATTACTAAATATCCTTTTTGCCGCAGTTACAAACGGGCCGCTATGGACTGCATTTCGGCGTTCCTGGTCATTGAGCGGCACACCAGTAATATTAATTGTCTCGAACCATTCCTTTATTTCAGTCTCAGTTCCTTCGCAAATAAAAACCACGAGCTTTGATTTCAATATCCTTTCTTTTAGATTATCATCAAGACCTGAAAAGTAAGTTTCGCGTCCATTACGTATTATAGCAAATTTATCCGTGACATAACGACCGAAAGAGGTTATCCTCTGCTGTCCGTCTAATACTTCAAATTGGCCAGACGGAGTTTGATTGAAATAAATTAGACCAAGGGGATAACCTTTAAGTAGTGACTCTATTACTGCAACATCTTTCTTCCCATCGTTATAAATATAATTGCGCTGATATTCAGGTTGAATGGTAAGTTTGCCATCCAATCCAAATAATCCTCTGCCTTCGGATTTGTTGTAAACAAATCCTTTACATATATCCTCAACGGTAAAATCTATTCGAAGTGTCGGTGTCATGATTAATTATCTTTTACGGATTAAAATTCTACGATAACATACTTCTAATCTACCATCGTCATTACGATAGCATAATTTGCCACGTCGAAAGCCTTTATGTTCTCTGAATAAAGCATTACACTCCTCTTGAGTAAGATTCGCACTAATTCCATACGAAGCTCCCATATCTCCACCATCTATACCAAGTATCTCAAATTGGTCTGGACAATATTTATCGAGAAATGTTATAGGTACGCCCATAGCCCCATCATAGTCAGATGGAATTGCATCTCCATAAGGAACTTCTATTGCATCGTAATTAATATAATGTCGATATTCCTTGCCGACAATATCTTTATGCCTTGAAAAACGTATGTTGTCCGCCATTGTCATTAAATCCAATGGCTCATGCCTATCGCCATGATCAATATTTGTAAACCATCGAACACCTTTAACACGAATAAACTTTCTTCCAGTTTCATCAACGCGCCATCCGGCAGCATTCAACGGATATTCTTGCGGAACTTCAAATTCCCTATCTCCCGAATGAATGGTCACACCCAGCCACATCTTGTCAGCCATAATTAGAGGGAATGCCTGTGGATAAGTAATGGCATTTATATTCCCAATTATTATGAATTGCTTATCAGCGTCAGTTATCCATGCAAGGAATTCGCGAAACAGAGAAAATGGAGGGTTTGTAACAATAATATCGGCTTCATCACGGAGCATCGTAACTTCATCGCTGCGGAAATCTCCGTCACCATTGAGATATTCCCAGTGTAAGTCATCAATGTCTATATGGCCGTCTCCGGTAATGTCGCTATCGAGAATAAAAATCTTACCATGAGTTTTAGATTTATCCGCGTCAAATTGTGGCGAAGACTGCTCATATTCCGAAAACAAACCACCTAATACCATCTTCTTGCATTCGGGTGCATAACTCGTGGATATAAGTTTTTTCAATCCAAGAGCATCAAATTTGGCGGCGAAATATTTTGTGAAGTTACTCCATTCAGGGTCATCACAAGGCAAAAGGACTGTCTTGTCTCTGAATACATCGGGATTATATTCAAGATAAGCATTCATTTCTACCTCAATATCGTGGTATTGAGTGTAAAATTCATCGTTCTTTCCGGCCTGGGCGGTTCGGAGGTCTTCGTTTGCCATCGGACTATGAATATTTGCCACAAGCTCCGAATGGCTATTGGTTAATAAAAAGAAAAGCGGGAGCCTTACAGTTGCTCACTCCGCTTTCAGAGGCATTTGGCCTGGCCCATCACAGTGGATTGAGCAACGAAGACTCCACGCCGTATGCGAATACCCCAAACTCATTTCAAGCATAAGACTTGAAATGAGTCGGATAGGTATATACATACCCGTGGCGTCCACCGCTGCACTATCCTTGACTGTGATTCTGAAAATGGCCAAATTTTCTGAAAGCCAAGAATAAGCGTTGATGTACGCTTTCTTATGTAAGACCTCCCAGCCGCCGTTTCTCTTAACGGCACAAGGCGTGGAAGTCGGATGCAAAGTTAACAATAAATTCTGACATAGCAATGCTCTGATGGCTAAACCACTACGCTTTTCCTGATATGGCCGGCCTTGTCATTGGTTATTTGAACGTATGGATTATTCCAGTGATTAAAAATCGGCGAGTCGCGAGCTGATTTGCCCCGGACGGAACGGGCGGCAAGTTACTTTTCATCGGTAAAACGCAGTTTTATCCGGGGAAAAGTACAACTTGCTTAACAAATTCTGCACCTTTGGCACGGGTGCCCCGAAGCTCTCCCGACCTCGCTTCGCACGGCGAAGTTAGCTCACTCCGGTTGACCGCGCACAAATTCCGAACATAATCTTTTTATCTGACAACTTGGAACACCGGTACTTAATC